CTATGAATGTGGTTCCCGGTATGAGAAACCTTTGTTTATGCTGCACAAAAATCGTCACAAAAACAGCGTTCTTCCTATCGCGCCTTTAAAGACGGGGGAGGAATAATGTACTTAAATTGAAAATCATCGCCAAGGGATTGAAAGACTATAGCTGAAATACTCTGGTTAGTAGTAGAGGGGTTAGAATATAACAGATCTAATAAACCATTAGAATCTGTCAAGTCTAAACTATCAGCTGTAGACACTCGGGAGTCGGTACAGTAAAGTCGCCGATAAATTGATCTATAGGGTGCGGTGATTTCAATCGCAGGATTCACACGTAAATTTGACATATGGGTATACATCATAGTTGAAGAAAGATCTGTTGAGGTAGCCTCAGTTGATCGACTCTTAATTAATGGGATGTAATATCCATTTGTTCGTTCGGAGGGCTCACCAACTTGTACTAGCCTAAGAGTACTAGTAAAGTCAGTTGGATCATGTGAAACCATTAAAATGATGGGGTCATTAACTGTAGTATTATGAATAATAAAATAATTCAAAGATCCATGCCAGAATGCAAAAATATCTCGATAATGAGATATAAGATTTCTCCATTTTGCATCTGGATTAAGACTTACTTCAGTAGATCGGGGGGGTCTGAAATTTAATCCTGGAGCACTAACAAGCTTTAGATTCGTAGATTCGCCAGCTGTTAGTGTGGTAGAGAAACCAAATTGAGGGTAATACTTTTGTAAAAGAATACCAAGTCTCTCTTCAGAATTATCATCTTGGAAATTTGTTCGGGATGTAAAATTTGGGGATACTCCAATACGATTATCTTGCTCTTGTTGAATTCCATCTCTGGTTGATTCATAACCCATTTTCAAACTCTGAATTTCTACATAATTGATCCGTTGGAATTGGTTAGCCGTATCATCATTAAACTTCAAGGCTCTAAATTCAAAGTCGTTGCCAGCTTGAATATAAACATTAAAGTTAATAGTTGATGCTACAGTAGACGGGTGAGATAATTTGTTATAAATTAACATGTAGATAATACCAGTTGAAGCTTGAGTATTACTGGGAGCATATCTATAAGTACCATCAGTACGTATAGTCGAAGGATAATCACTTATCACACGGAATGGAGTTTCTGCATTATAAGGAACAGAAAAAGAAAATTCTTTATTCAAAGCTAGATCAAAGGTTTCATTCGGGAAGAGCGAAAGTTGCTCAAGGGATGGTAGACCTCCTACTATAGCAGATGTATCATCTCTATAGATATCATGGGGGATCCATCCAACCATAACTTTACCTTTATGTTGTTCAGTACTAGCAAATGAAAAATGAAAATCAATTGATCCTCTCCAATAAGCAAAAGGTTCTATAACATGTGATAAGTAAGTTGGGTATTGTATTGAAGCAGTTGTATTTGTTGCGGGTAAAGCTGGGACTAACCGGGGATCAACTGGAGCTAAGAAAAGAGTAGTTCCAGAATCTTGGGAATCACTCCATGTTCCAATTCGAATCAATGAAGGCATTTTGGCAATGTTCTTCAAATTCATCTCTTCAGTATCTGGAGCAGTGATCACAGTTTTCTCAGGAATTAAAGATAAATGTTCTGTAGAAATACCAGCTGGGTTAGCAAGAGTAGGAGCAGATGAATTGACTTTAGTCTGTGTTGTAGTATTATTTGGATTAGGTGGAGGTTGAGTTCTCATGGGTACATCAGGGGGTGGTGCTGGGGCACCAGTTTTTGAAGATGTCATTAAATCAGTAAGTAATTGTGCTAACTGACCAAATTCATCTCCAACACTAAGATGTAAGTTACTTAATAATTCACCCTGATTTTTACTACCTAGCAAATTATCTCCATCTTTCACAAGGGTATTAACAATTTGGTCAAAACCTTGAATTTCCAAATTAATATCATGAGCCAAAACAGGTAAAGCAATCTCATTTTGTGTGGGATGTAATACTAAAGCCATCTGAACTGAAGAAGGACCACCTGTTCCTATGCGAAGGGGATTAAATACTGCAACATTAATAGTACCAAAATCTGAATAACCATCTGGATTATATGTGGAAAAGAAATCTTTGAGTGTGACGAAAGGTATATCAAGTACACCAGTGGTCGAATTTGCTGCATCTACATAGACACAGGGATATTGTACTTTAGCAAAAATTGATTCTCGAAATTGTGTTCTCACGCCCGG